ACTACATTATGGCAAGCCAGCAGGCGCATCATTCCCTCAAACTAAGTTGGTTCCCCGACGACGCTCATCTCCTCTCTGTGATGACGCAGTTGGCGGAGACGAACGATGCACAGAGCTTCTAGAAAGCATTCCAGACTTTGATGCAATCTTTGAGCGTAAGACGCCAGCGGAAGTTGGAGCATTGTTAGATGCTTATCTCCTTGGAGAAACAGCAGACGCCGTAGCTACAGAGCTAACTCAAACTACGTCAACAACCACAGCGGCAACAACTACAGATACAGCCTCCTCTGTAGATGCCGCCTTCAGCGAGTTAATGGGAACTTAGAATCTCAACTCAACCAAACAGATGATATTGCTATAAATGCACACCCCCCTTTCGTATCATCTGCCCACAGGGAGGCACAGGGTAATCAGGTGCCTCACACTTTTACAAGAGAACGGAGAAATAATGGCTAAGAAAAGCTCATCCAAAGCAGGCAAAATGAGCATGGCTGACATGCGAGCTATGATAAATAAGCAAGCTGGCATCAATGTCGCACACAGTCTAACCGAGAAGAACCCAACACAGGTTCCTTATTGGATACCTACAGGTTCGAGATGGTTGGATTCCATTATTTCCCGTGGAGAGATGGCAGGAATACCAGGAGGGAAGATTTCAGAACTCGCTGGGTTGGCATCAACAGGTAAGTCATACATGGCGGCACAAGTCGCAGCCAACGCTCAAAAGGCAGGCATTGATGTTATCTACTTTGATTCCGAGAGCGCCATTGATCCAGAGTTCCTTCAGAACGCAGGATGCAACTTAGATGAACTTATGTACATCCAAGCAATGTCCGTTGAGTTTGTTCTGGAGACTATTGAAACTCTATTGGCATCAAATGACAATAGAATGTTATTCATCTGGGACTCTCTCGCCCTTACTCCCGCCATCTCAGACATCGAGGGAGATTTCAACCCTCAGTCGTCAATGGCGATGAAAGCAAGAATCCTTGCCAAAGGACTCTCAAAACTTATTATCCCTATAGCCAACTCGGAAAGCACTTTCCTTATTCTAAACCAGTTGAAAGCGAACATCACCCGTTCACCATCAGAAGCTCTCACCACCCCCTACATGACTCCTGGTGGAAAAGCCACAATCTATTCATACTCTCTGAGGATTTGGTTGACTGGAAGAAAAGCAAAGGCGTCCTTTGTCACTGACGACAAGGGCTTCCGAGTTGGCTCAGAGGTAAAAGTCAAACTTGAGAAATCACGATTTGGAACCCAAGGACGACAATGCAACTTCAAGATTCTATGGGGAGACAAGATAGGCATCCAAGACGATGAAAGTCTATTCGACGCCATCTCTGCATCTACCAGTCTCGTAAGAAAAGGTGCGTGGTACGAACTCAACGACGCCAACGGAAATCCAATAGGCAGTAAATTTCAGTCAGCAAAGTGGACAGATCGAATGAAGGACGAAGTGTTTCGTCTAAGAGTACATGAGATAATGGATGAAGAAGTTATCTTTAAGTTTGATAAACGCTTAGGCAATGCATCAGACTTTTACGAAGAAAAAGAAGAGGAAGAAAACTAATGGCTTCAAAGCACTTATCAAATAGAGAGAATTGGCAGCGAGATACTAGAGTTAGGTCCGATTGCGATGAAAACGCATTTTCGCAAGCTATCCAACAACATCTCCCGCCTAACTACGTGATAGACTCCAAACCTAAAAAGTTGGTAATATATTCAGAAAACAGAGGTGTCAAGTTGGACTGCAAAATAACCAACACCGTCACTGGAAAATCTATCTTTATAGAGAATAAAACAGGGGATAATGGAGGCAATGCACACGAGAGGGCATACAAGTTTTTGTCAAAACCGCTTCAAAGTAAAGTGATAAAAGAATACAACACCGTGGACACTCCCTTCTTTTGGGTATTCTCTGGAAAGACTTTCCAAGGGCAGAAATATAAAGATGAGATAGAACTGCTTCTGTCTGACGAACATTACGCCATAATGGATACAGACTATGGGAATATTGAGGCAGTTGCAGAGCACATCAGGAGCATTCTATGAAGCCTCTCTTCATGTGGGCAGGCGGAAAGACGAAGATGCTTAAGAAATACGAACCTTACTTGCCAGAGAGTTTCAACAAATATGTCGAACCTTTCTTTGGCGCTGGTGCAATGTTCCTATGGGCATATACAAAAAATCCAGAAGCAACGTTCGTAATAAATGATATAAACGACTCAATAATGTCGATATATAAAGCCATAAGAGATGACGTAGATTCCTTCATCGAAGAAGCGGATGCGTTATCCTGCGAATACATAGCTTTGCCAAAAGGGGATACCGACAAGGAACTTGAAAGACGGTTGGACAAGAACTGGGAAAAGATATTCGCAGAAGATCCTTCTCGACGACATTACTACTATATGATACGCCAGCGACACGCATACGACTACGCAGACTGGAGTTCTACTAAAGAAGCAGCGACTCTGTATTTTCTAATGAAAACGGGGTTTAACGGAATCTGGCAAGTAAATAAGAATACTAACAATAGATTTGGTACGCCATGTGGACTCCTGAAGCAGGATAAAACTGTTTATGATAAAGACAATGTTCGAAAGTGGAACAAGATGCTCCAACGATGTGACATAATGACAGGAGACTTCTCAGAGACTTTGAATAAAGTCGATTCCGAAACGTTTGTATTTATGGACCCTCCATACAGAGGTTCCTTTACACAATACGGAACTGATTTCGACGATGATATTCAAAAATCAGTGGTTAAGTACCTCAATGCCTCTGTAGAAAAAGGCGCTATTGCCATGATGTCAAATAGAGACACTGGAGACGGCTTCTTTGAAAACATAGTCGGAGACAATAAAATGGAATATTTCGACGTCACATATACAGCAGGCAGAAGAAAGAAAGTCTCAGATGATAAATATGAGGCAAAAAAAGCAATAGAAATCTTAATGATAGGAAATAAAACTAATGACTAAAACAATCACAGCGGCACTGCTACTTGTTCTTTCAGGAGCAACGGGGTGCCTCGCATACGCACACCCTCCAAATCATCAAACGCCAGCGCAAGAACTCCATCCGAGCCAAGTTCGTGCTTGGGTATGGACAGATGGATACTATTGGAACGGCTCTTGGAGACAAGGGTATTGGGAAGTGAGAGCAATTAATAGAAGATTGCTGTCCAGTCATCCGAGAACGCACGTCCGTTGGGTAGAGGGCAGACAAGTACCGCCACGCCCAGATCGCAGACACAGAAGGCGACGAGGACACAGATAAATACTTGCAAAGCAGTCACAAACGTGTTATAATATAGTATAACACGGAGAAGATATGCCCAAAGTAAAACTGAAAGTCGGTGACTTAGTGAAGAAAACTCATCTAGGCGTTATGGAGTCGGGCATCCTTCTCCAACGCCACGAGTCCTATTGGGACGAAGAGAAGAAACACCAAGTCCCAGTAATGTGGAATGTCTTCGGATGGACTAAGCCCCGAAAAGCACTAGACTCGATGCTCAAGAGGGGCATCGCAGAGGGGCGTATCATCCACGCCCCAATAAAGAGGAATGAATGAAACGACTACTAGTTTGCGATGTCTTGAATCTCGCGATCCGAAATTATATAGTAAATCCGAGCTTATCGACAAATGGTTCCCCGTTGGGAATGGTAAAAGGCACTATCCAGTCCCTCCAGAAACTATGTCGAGAAGTGAAACCAGACGAAGTTGTATTCTGCTGGGACGGACAAGGTGGTTCTCAGCGTCGGAAAAGCGTCAATAAGAACTATAAAGAGGGCAGAAAACCCATCAGGATGAATCGAGACGTCAGCAATATGACAGATGCCGAGCAAGTTTCCAACAAGATATGGCAACAAACCCGCTTATTTGAATACTTGAACGAACTTCCAATCATTCAGCTAATGCTCCCAGCAGTTGAAGCAGATGACGTCATAAGTCACGTCGTCCAGCATCCCAAATACAGAGGGTGGCAGAAAGTCATCGTATCGTCGGACAAAGACTTCTTCCAACTCTGCGATGACGAAACAGTAGTCTATCGCCCAATCCAAAAGAAGATAGTAAACCGCAATAACCTCATAGATGAGTTTGGAATCCACCCCAAGAACTTTGCCCTCGCAAGAGCAATAGTCGGAG